CTGCAGCAGGTCGCTGAGCAGGTGGTGGGCACCCTGCGCACACCACAGGCGCGCACCGCGCTGGGGTGGAGCTGAGCAATGGCCAGGGCACAAGCACAGTTCCTCAAGCTCACCGACGCATCGGGAACCGTGCGCGAGCGCTGGCAGTCCTACTGGGCCACGCAGGTGACCTGGAGCTCAGCGCAGTGGGATTACGTGGCGTTGATCGCTGACGGTTTCGTGGAGGGCGACAGCGGCACGGAGCAGGCGATCAGCGTCCGGCTCCCCGCCACACCCCGGGCTGTGGTGGTGTGCGAGCGGGCGCGGGCGGCAGGCTGGGTCGCTGAGCTGCAGGTCTACCAGTTCGATGATTTCGCCGCAGCTGCTGGCCCAGTGGCAGACCAGGAGCTCGTTGCCCAGTTCAACGGCCAGGTGGTGGGCGCTGCCGCCACGGTCACCTCGTTCACCCTGGAGCTCGGCAGCGCACTGGCCCCGGTCGGCGCAACGGTGCCGCCCCGGACACTGACAACAGCGCTGATGGGCGTGGGGTGCCGGTTATGAGTTCGTTCATCCGCGGCACCGCCCCCCTGGCCCTGCTGGCGATCCAGGCCGGCCAGACCCCGACGCCATCGGAGCAGAGCGGCGCAGAGGGCAACAACCCCCTCGACGTGCAGCAGGCTGCGCACGTGATCGGCGATCCGGTGCCGATCGTGTTCGGCCGCAGGCGGAACGGCACAGGCGGGGTGTTCATTTCACCGAAGGCCACTGAATGCCGGTTCGAGAACGACACAAACAACGCGGTCACGGCCTACTACCACCTGGTCCTGAGCGAAGGCCAGATTGGCCAGCTCCAGGTGCGAGACATCTTCCAACGCCAGTGCAGGGTTGGATCCGCCGCGCAGACCTACGACCGCCGCGCCGGGAGCTGGGAGCCCGCCAACGTGATCCAGCTGCGGGAGGGATTCGACAAGCCCGAGGCCACCTACCACTGCGGCTCGGTCGGCCGCTACCGGGGGATCTCCACGCTCTCCTTTGAAGTCACGATCCCTGATGGATTCGACGTGTGGAACCGCCAGGTTCATGTGTTCGTGCGGGAGGGCATGGACGTGAAACGCTGGCTCGACAACCAGGCCGCAGCGCCGAGCGATTCGTTCGCTGATCTGGCGTACTGGCTGATGGACAAGTCGGCCCGCATCCCGCTGCCGCTGATCGACACCGATTCGATCACCGACGCCAGCCGGTTTCTCGACGCCAACGACATCACCACCAACTGCTGGATCAGGGAGTCGGTCAACTACAGCGACCTGCTCAGCCGGTGGGGGCGCTACCACCTACTCAGGCCAGCGACGGTGAACGGGCGGCAAAGCCTGAAACCGCTGCTGCCGGTGAACAGCGACGGCACGATCAAAACTACGGCGCTCACCGTGGAGTACGTGTTCAACGACGACTTGGTGATCCCTGGGTCCGTCGATATTCGCTACAGCGATTGGAGCAGCAGCCAGCCATTCGTGGCGCAGATGATCTGGCGGCAGGAGTTTGAGGACTGCCTGGGGATCATGCGCACCGCCGAGGTGCGGTACCAAGGGACAGCAGAGAACGGCCCCTACGAATCGCACGACCTGAGCGCGTTCTGCACCCGCGAAGATCACGCTGTAAAGGTCGGCGCCTACATCCTCTCCAAGCGTGTGCGCAGCACCCACACGATCCGATTCAAGGTGCGGCCACAGGCGCACAACACCCTGCTGCAGCAAGGCAGCATCGTGCGGGTCCGGCTGGCGCGGGATCCGTTCAACGGTGGCTCTGTGTTCCATGACTACATCTACCAGGTGGAGCGGATCACCAAGACCCTGGCCGGCGACGTGGGCTATGAGCTCAGCCATATGCCGGTAGACTCCCAGCTGCGCAGCCTGATCGCCCTGGACGTGGTGAACGCGCAGGGCACGGGGTATCTGTACGACTGCAACCTGACGGGCCTGGGTTGTGATTTGAACTCGCCAGAGGATGACGACGAGATCCCTGACGATGATTGGACGATTCCCGATCCTGATCCGGGCGGGGAGATTACGCCGATTGATCCTGATGTGCCGATTGGCGGCGGCGGCGGCGGCGGCGGCGGTGGCGGCGGCGGCGGCGGCGGCGGCGGCGGGCTCCCTGAACCCGATCCCAACCCAGGCGATGCACTAGATCTCCGGCCAAACGTGGTGCTTGCCTGCCCAGCACCGCAACAAAACTCCTTTGAGGGACAGCCGCCGCAGGGCGTGCCCGAAGACACTCCGACCGTTGCAATCATTGGCAACCTAGACCTAGACGGCAACGTGGTGCCTGGATCGGCGGTGCGTGTGCCGAGATCAGGATTCTCCATCCCGGTCTTCCCGCCTGATGAGATTGGCTCCAATGCACAGGGCGCCAATGACTGGAACTACCGATTCGTCTCCTTTGAATATGAAAATGATGGCGAGACGTATATCACTGATCCGTGTTTGCTAGTTGATTCTGAGCCTAGCCCGCCATCAAGAGACGGAACCTACGACGCAGGCGGCAGAGATCTAACCATTAAAGGAATAATTGACGCAGAGGCCACGTTCTGCGACTGCTTCGCTCCGTTTACCTGCTCGCCTGTTCCGAGTGCCGGCGGAGAATACAGCATAAATCTGCAGGGCGTTTTAACCATAGAAGTTCAATATATTGATTTCACCGGCGGCCCTGGTCAAACTTGTTTTGGTGACATCGATTCAAATTACGGAGTGCCCGGCCTAATCGTCAGGGTCACAAGAGTAGTCCAGCCAGCATCGACTATCGTTATGAACCTAGGCGGATCTAATTTATTTGTGCTCTACAAGAGCGTCCAGTGGTCGGAATCGCGTAACATTGAAATTACATTTGATGATGATCCTGATAACCCTGTCTTCATTGAAACCTTGACGAAGCTGTCGTAATGAGCACCTTCCCCGCCCTAGTCCCCAGCTCTCGCACCTTCACCCCTGGCGAGTATCCCGCCACGGGGTTCAGTGGTTACAGCGGCGCACAGAATCGCGTCAGGCACAGCAATGTATTTCTTGCGGCTCAATTGCGGCTCACCTTCCTGGGCCTGGATGAAGCCGAGATGCTCGACATCTGGAATCACTACAGCAACAGGCGGGGAGAGTTCAGGTCGTTTGATCTGCCGACTGAAGTGGTGAGCTACGGCAGTATCACCGATTACGTTCCGGGCACCTATCTGTGGCGGTACGCAGGGCCAGGGAGTGTTGAGGATCTACCCTGCGGCGGCCACAACGTCAGCCTGACACTGGAGACGGTGCCGCCTGTTGCTGCCAGCGTGGTAGGCGCTGATCTGTTTCTGCGGCTGCGATTCGCTGCTGGAGCGGCGGCGGCTGGTGCGTATGTGGAAGGGATCTCCGAGTCGATCGCGCTTAGCCTGTCTGCCGGGGCCGCGCTTAATGCACAGAATGGACTGAATCAATCAATCGCCTTATCCTTGGCGGCTGGCAATGTGATTGGTGATGCCAACGCTAGTGGGTTTACAACTGGGGGGATTGCCCTAAGCGTGTTCACCGGAGATGTGATTGACCTAGGAACAGAAGGTATCAATGAAGCAATCACGTTGAGCCTGGTAGCGGGGGCGGCGGATGGCGGAGTAGTTGAGCCCAGCATTGGTGACGCTTACGGCGGTGGATACTTTGCTGGCTACATCTCGCACACGGCTGATGGTGTGGCTACGCATAGGTTGATTGTGGCGCCTGCGGCGACGGGGGCGACGGGGACGGGTTACACGTTGACGACGATGCTGCAATACAAGACGACAACTAGCTTAACGACGGGGACGTCTAGTGTCTTTGATGGTGCTGCAAATACGGCTGCAATGGTGGCCGCTGGTATAAACGATCATCCTGCGGCTAAGTTTTGCACAGAACTGACCATTGGCGGCTATTCCGACTGGTATTTGCCGGCTCGGTATGAATTGGATATTGCATACCACGGGCTAAAGCCCACGACCGACTTAAACAACACTTTAAGCGGTATTAATGATTATTCGGTTCCAAAGCGAACAAGTGACCGGACGACAACTGATCCCGCTCAAACATCAGCAGCGGCATTCCAGTCTACAGGTTCAGAGAGATTTCAAGCTAGTGAGCACTGGTCGTCTTCAACTGCGTCCACCAATAGCACGGGTTCAAGCGTACTTTTTACCACAGGCCTTAACAATAGCATCACTAAAACCCAGGCTCGCCGAGTCCGCGCCTTCCGCCGCGAAGCCATCTAACCCCATCCCTAGCCTGACCTCAAAACCCAGACCACCATGGCCAGCCTGATCTACAACTCATTCCACGAGGACCTGGCCCGGGGCAATATCGACCTGGACACCAACACGTTCAAGATGCTGCTGGTGACCAGCACCTACACCCCAAACAAAGACACGCACGCCGACCGGGCCGACGTGACCAACGAGGTGGCGGCATCGGGCGGATACACCGCTGGCGGCAAGACCGTGACCTGCACCGTTGCCCGCGACAACGCGAACGACCGCACCACGCTGACGTTCGCCGCCGAATCCTGGGCCAGCTCCACGATTACCGCCAGGGGTGCCGTGGTCTACAAGTCCACCGGCACCGCAGCCAATGACCTGCTGGTGTTTTACAACGACTTCGGCGGTGACGTGACCACCAGCAACACCACCTTCAGCGTCGGCAGCAGCGTCATCACCCTGCAGAACTGATGGCCAGCTTCCCAGCGGTTCGCCCCTCCAAGCGCCGCTACGGCTTCGGCCTGTTCCCCGTCACCACCGAGACGGGCTTCGGCGGCGGCTCGGTGCGGTTCCTGCATGGCGATACGCGCTACGGCGTGAACCTGGAGCTGGTCTACGAAACGATTGACCAGGGCCAGGCCCAGGAGATCCGCAACCACTACCGGGGGCAGCACGGTGGCGCCCGTTCATTCCTGCTGCCAAACGCGATCTGGGCGGGTCAGAGCAACCCCGACAACATCGTGCCGCTTGGCACGGCTTGGGTCTATGCCGCTGAGCCTGCGGAGACCCACCGCAGCGGCTTGCTGTTCGATGTGACGGTGCAGCTACTGCAGGTGATCTAGGGCGAGGTCCACAGACTGACCACAGATACAGCCGCTGCACCAGTGGGACCCGAGTTCGTTGTTGCCGCTCTCGGCCTCTGCGGCGCAGGAGTCACAGCCCTCTGGAAGATCGCCAACGGCCTGGGCAGATTCGAGGCCCGAACCACCACCATCCTTGGGGGGATTCAGGAGATGCTTAGAGACCACGAAGAGCGGCTCAGGGACGTAGAGCGACGGTCGGAGGCGGGGCGATGAAATCCGACATGACCCGCCAAGCACCCGCGTGGCTGGGAGGCGTGACGGCCGGCCTGGCGATCGTCGGCGGCGTTGGTTACATCATCGATTGCCGCGTGGCGGGCGAGGAATTGGACAGCTGCTGGATGACCGGCCACAGCATGATCACCCGCGCCTCTGACCTGGCCCTGGGCGCGGCTGCGGGCGGGGTGGTGGGGTTCTGGACCAAGAACCCCGCACTCCACCGCCGCGAATCCAGCCGACCCACCGACCCCGACGCATGACGCTGCACCCGAACGCTGACCTGCTGCTGGGGCTGGCGGTATGGACCCTCACCACCGGCTTTGCAGAGCTGGTCGTCAAGCCCACCTGGCGCCGGCTCTACCGCCGCGCTGATCACGCCACTGGCGACCGCCTGCCCGATCTGAAATGATGACCTTCGCCACCTTCCGCGCTGCTGCTGAGCACGTCGCCCGTGCCGGCACGATGACCCCGCACCAGCTGGCCGCGTGGGAGGCCGCATGGGAGGCCGCCAGCGATGAGCAGCGCCAGGAGTTCACCGACCTCTGGCGGGCACAGGGGAGTCCTGCGGCGCCGGCACCGCCCGCCGAGCTGGTGACAATGGCCCAGGCCGCGGCGGTGTTCACCAGATCGCCCAGCGCCAGTCAGCTGGCGGATCTCAACTCCTGCCTGCGGAGATTCGCAATCAACACCCCGGCGAGGATCTGGCACTTCCTGGCCCAGGTCGGTCACGAATCCGGCGGCCTGCAGTGGATGCTGGAGCTTGCCAGCGGCGACGCCTACGAAGGCCGGCAGGACCTAGGGAACATCCGCACCGGTGACGGTCGCCGGTTCAAGGGCGCCGGGGCGATTCAGCTCACGGGCCGCTACAACTACCAGCGCTTTGCCGACTACATCAAAGACCCAGACGTGATGGACGGGGCGGCCTACGTGTCGATCCGGTATCCGTTCACCTCCGCCGGGTTCTGGTGGCACCTGAACGCGATCAATGCGTTTGTGGATCAGGGCGCCAGCTGCCGGCAGGTTTCGGCGAAGGTCAACGGCCGCGACCCCGCCAACGGCCTGGCGGATCGGGAGGCCTACTTCGCCCGGTCAGTGGCGGCAATCTCGCAGGTGGGGCGGCCGGCGGTGGAGCTGCAGCAGCAGACCGGCTACGGCAACCCGCTGCAGGTGCCCTGGTTTGCGCAGATGGACAGCGCCGACCGGGCCCAGGCGGCTCGAATGTGTTTCAGCTCCAGCTGCGCCATGCTGCTGCAGCACCTCAAACCCGGCACCCTCACCGGCCCGAACGGCGACGATCAGTACCTCAAGCGGGTCCAGCAGTACGGCGACACCACCGACCCCACCGCGCAGATTCGGGCGCTGTCGAGCTTCGGGATCCGGGCGAAGTTCACCAAGGTGGCCGGGTTCGCCGATCTGGAGCAGCAGATCAACCGCGGCGTGCCCGTGCCGGTCGGGTTCCTGCACCGCGGCCCGGTGTCGGCACCAGCCGGCGGCGGCCACTGGCTGATCGTGGTGGGCTACACGAAGGATCACCTGGTCGTGCACGACCCGTTCGGTGAGGCCGATCTGGTGAGCGGCGCCACCCTGGGAGGCGTGGCCCGGTTCGCCAGGTACAGCCGGCGAAACTTCGGCCCACGGTGGCAGGTGGAAGGCGCGAACACGGGATGGGCAGTCATCGCTGAGCGCTGATGCCCTTCGATCACCTGATCGATCAGACCGAGCTCCAGCCCAAGAAAATCACCAAGGCCCGATTCAGGCGGCGAATCTTCGACTCCTGGGCCAGCAGCTGTGCCTACTGCTCTGAGCAGGCGGACACCCTCGACCACGTGCTGCCGCGCTCCCGGGGCGGGCTGACGGTGGCCGAAAACCTGGTGCCGGCATGCCGCCGCTGCAACGGGGCGAAATCCTCGACGGACTGGCGAGAGTGGTTTGAGGCCCAGGCCTGGCACTGCGTA